GTATCACCAGATACCGCACTTAACGGTACTTGGACAGTTACAGCAGTTGCTACAAACACTGTGTCATTTACAACCACAACTTCAGGAACTCTATCAACAGGTTCACTTTCTGTTGCTGGTCTTTCAGGTGTTGAGGGAACTATCAAGACTCAGTCAACTGCAGCTAACGCTAACACAATCTCTACCGCTGCATCAATCACAGTTACACCGTTCGCAGTACTTTCATAAGACTTACAACTTAATAGCGCAAGACCCCCTGTTTCTACGGCGAATACGTGGCAGGGGGTTTTGGCATTTATTAGGGTTATTATGGTGGGAGAATTAAGTATGGCAAAGAAAAAGAAACACCATCATCAAAAATTTGATGTAAAGCATCACCCAACGAATACTGTTGGGCGGCTTGGTGGTGGACAATCCCTATCCGGAATCCCTTGGTACTCCCTTTATTACGGAGTAGGTTTTGGCGGATACGGCGGATACTATGGCAATGGGTATGGAAATAACAGTAGTTCTAATGAAACCGCCCAAAACGGTTTTGGTCAGGAGACCGGGAATGACTCAACCAACGACGCTGGATCAGATGGTGCTGGAAGTGGCGATGGGGGCGGAGCGATGTGACCAATGCTCTGCCAAGGCCCTAGTTCATACTGAACTCCCATTTGGGGATTTATGGTTTTGCATGCATCATTACAATAAAAACGCCCAAGCGCTTACAGATCGTGGCGCAGTTGCTAAACTTTTGAACATATTCCCAGACTAAGGATCGGATTAAACATGGATTTCAATCAGCCAGGTATGGGCGCAGACATGGTAAAGCCAGGAGGCTGGCAGGGAGCTTTAGCTTCTATTAAGAACTTTGGTGGGATTGCCGATACTAAGCGAGCACGTTCTATGGCTCAGATTCAATTTGACTTGCATGATGCAAAAGCTTCAGTTGATGTAGAGAATAACCGAACTAAACAAATAGATACTGCATCCGCTAAAGCTGCAGGAGAAACAATGCTATTAAAACAATCCGCTGGTATTAGTTTGTCAACTGCTAAAAAGTATGCAGGGGCTAAAGTTGGAAAAGATACTCGTCCGTTTGAAATGAAAGACGGAAAAAGAACTAGAGTTGGTGAAGATACTAGACAAAATCTACACGAAGTAGTAGCAACAACTCGCGCTGGAAAAGTTTCCGTACAGGGACAAAAGCGAGGAAACATCGGTCGTACTAAGACAGAGACTGATGGAGACCCGATTACTACTACACCAACAGGTGATAAACCCGATACTACATCACCAGGTGCTAACCCAGCATCTGCTGGCAAAAAACCTAGAATTAAAAAGACTACTGCAAAAAAACCTACGGCTTCTCAACCTGGAATGGATAACCCTAATGTCTAAAAAGAAAAAGAAGGCAACCGGAAATCCTGGCGGAGCTAAAGCAGGTAAAGCACAAGATATTCTTACTAACACTGCAACTGCAGCGTATCAATTAAAAAAGACTGCTGCACCAAAGCCTAAAAAAGAAACTCGTTCAAGAACTAAAGAGCAAGACGCTTCTTTTGAGGCTCGTATGAACGCACCTGAACCTAAAAAACCTAAGGGAACCCCACCACCAGAAGATAATCCTTCTGATCGTGCTCGAGTAAAAAGAGAAGCTGATAAGCATCGTTTAGCACAAATTGGTGGATCTGACCGTGCAGCACTTTCTCCTGCAGAATCTGCTGCTATGGTAGACACTGAAGGATACAGATCACAATCTCCAAAAACAAAGTCCGAAGCTGCAGCTGAAAAAGATTTAAATAAAGGCGCACAATTTGAAGCCCTTGCTGGAGAACGTCCGCTACGACCAAGGTCAATTCCTTTTTCTGCGGCTGAACAAACTCAAGCACCTAGAAACGTTCCTAATCCAGGTAAAACTGGCATATTTAGTTTTAATACTCCTGTTGTACCTGTTGGAGGACGTAACCCTGGAAAAGCTACTTCATTAGAGAAAAGTCCTAAAGTAGCAAAAGACCTTACACGTCGTATGAAAAAGGGAATGGGACTTCCAGGAGAATCTAACGGGTTACTGGATAGAGCTTTAGAAATTCAAGCTGCTGCTCATTCTCGCATGGTAGACAGAGAAGTTGAGAATGAACGCGTTACTAACCCATCTTGGAATGATCCGGCAGTAGCAAAAGAACACGAAGCTTCTTTACGTCTATTCCACGCTAAGAATGCTCCTTCTAAGTACGAAGCGCAAGTAGGTCACCCCTGGAAACAAGCTGTTGTTGAACAAGCTTATGGTGCGTCAGAGGATACTATTCGTAATTATGCAGCTGCTAAGAAGATGTCATTTGAAGATACCGTATTTGGACTTCATAACTCTGCTCAACAATCTTTAGGTGGAGAATCTAAGTACAAAGTTAAGAAGAATCCGTCTACTAACATGCCAGAACTTTCTAGATCAGAGAATGCAAGTTCTTTAGATCCAGATTTTATTGACTATGTAAAAGCGGACATGCACTCTAAGCTTGGTCCACGTCCAGCTCTTGCTGCACCAATTGGTAGATCTAAGGGACGTGCTGCTTCAAGTAAACTTGTTGCTGAAATTGACCGTTCTAGCGGACATTATGGCGGTGGAACCGTAAGTACTGCGGACCCAAAAAGAGCTGCAAACTTTGAAGAAGTAAATGCTTATAACGCTAGTACAGATGAAAAATACAATCGAGAGATTGGTAAGCCAACTGCAATTACTTACACAAGTAAAAAAGTAATTACTCCTAGAGGTAAAAAGCCTAAGAAAGATACCTATGGTCCTGTAGATTCTATGGGTAATAGTATCCCTAGCCCAACTCCAGAATCTAGCAAGAAGTCTTCAGTCTATGCAAGTAGAATGGTTACTGACCTACCTGATTTAGGTAAGTCCAAAATCTCAACAGTTGAGTCACCTTTTGCTGCAAAATCTCAACAATTTGAACAACTTGAGTTTGAAGGATTTGGTGAACACGCTAAAACTTCTGCTAGAAAAACAGAGGCTGCAGCTAGAGGTAGTATGGAAATAAAATCTGGTAACAGTGAGCGTGTATCTTCAGGACCTCTGCCAAAGCCAGAAAAATACGCAGAGGCTATTAAAACACTTCCGTATTCTTCAGGCTTACCTTCCGCTATGGATCGCCCACAATTTGCTACTTCTGTAACACCAGGAAAAGTAGAGAGTGTTCCTAAACAATTGGGTCGTAAAGACTACCCACATCCAGAAAACCCTAAATCAGAGAAAATGGGAACTGGGGATAGTAACCAGCCGTTCTTAAAACCATCCCTTAGTAAAAAACAACTAGCGGAAAGATTCCCTGATGATTTTACAACGAGTGATACAGGAGAAAGTCAATACAAGCCTGGAAAACAATGGAATCCAAGAGGACGCCAATTCTTGAACATTGTTTCGGCTTCTGATGCTACTAAAGAACTTCAGTCTAAGGCGGATACTAATAACTATCCAAAGGGAAGAGAAGCCCTACCTTCAGATCCAGCTAAATCTGTAAAATCGCATAAGTAGCCGTTATGTCAAGAAAAGATAACTTTTCTACTGACTCCAGTGGTACAGAGGCTTATAAGAAGTCTCTTAGGTACCACGCTAGGGAAGCTGCGGAATACCTAACAGGTATACCCTACCTGCCTCCTAAGGCCTTAGAAGAGCCCACAGGACGTCCTGGACGTGGTGTGAGCGGGGAGTCTAGTAACTAATGGGAAGACGTAAAGAACTTCATTTTGGCGTACGAAGCGGCAACGGGACTGTAATCCGTACATCTGTATCTGACCGCACTTCTAAAGCCGCCCGCCCGTGGAATCATCCAGAGGTTGTCAATGCCTCACAAAGCTACGGTGTCCAATTCAATAGCTATAAGAAAGTTCACGAGTACGAAAATGCAATTGAAGACAAGGGATCTTTACACAAGAATGAGCGTATGACCTGTAGGGATTGCGGTAAACTTAAATCCGAACATGAGGATCATCTATAATGGCTAAGACAGCAGCATGGCAACGTAAAGAGGGACAGAACCCTAATGGCGGATTAAACGCTAAAGGTCGCGCCTCTGCCAAAAAAGAAGGACATAATCTAAAGCCGCCTGTTAAAAAAGCAGAGGCTGCTAAATCCCCTAAGTCTGCTGCACGACGCAAGTCTTATTGTGCACGCTCTGCCGGACAAGCTAAACAATTTCCTAAGGCAGCTAAAGATCCAAACAGTCGTTTGAATAAAGCACGGAGAGCGTGGGACTGCTAATGTCTAAAACTATTAAAGTTTCTGGTAAGAAACATGTGATTAAGAAAAACAAAAAAGGCGATGTAATTGTTGACCATGCCGGTAAGAATGACCCTAAGTGGGATAAAATCAATTTAACTGATAAAGCTGGGGCTAAAACCATTAAGGCTGGAGTAAAAGCTACTAAAGATTGGCATAAAGCTAATCCTCATAAGAAGGGCAAATAATGGCTAAAGAAAAAGGAACTACCTGCGGTAGTTGCTATAAGCCTATTTCTGGAGAAAGTTTTAATGTACCTAATGGTAAGGGAACTTTAAGCTTTCATAAGGACGCCCATGCTTGCGCTAACTCGTCTGCCCCCACAAGAAACGCTCCTAGGTCTTCTACGCGTCATACTCCTAATGGAACTCAAGCCGTTAAAACACAATTAGAGTACGGTAACGAATGACTACTAAAAAGAAGACTGTAGCTGGCGGTAAAGAGTACAAAGGCTCCGCTGCTAATGGCGGACGTAAAATTATTGTTGAGCACTATAAAGAAAACGGTGTGTGGAAGACTACCTCTAAGAACGCTGCTAAGGCTAAGTATGAGAAGAAGCACGGCAAGCTACCTAAGGGTACAGACGTTGACCACAAAGATAATAACCACGATAACGACAGTGTTAGTAACCTTAGGCCATTAAAGCACGGTAAGAATACCGCTAAAGAAAACAAGCGCAGAGCTGGAAAGAAAAGCAAATAATGGGACAGTTTGATAACTTTATTCCGCAAGTAGGGTTGCCTACAACTGGTAATCGTGCGTATGCAGAAAACGTAGTAGTTAAGAAACCTAAGCCTAAGGTAGCCGGTGCTGGTGCCCCACCACCACAACCTCCACGAAAAAACCCTAATACTGATAAAAAATGATGTACTACTTAACTCATGTAACCTTCCAAGGGATACTCATAGTAACGCTAGTCGTTACTGCTGTTCTTGGCATGTGGTGGGCGGAGCGTGGATGACAAGGAGCGCATAAAGCGCTGGACTTGCGAGTTCTGTGGAAAGATATATGTTGTTACTGGATTAGCCAGGGACTGTGAAATGAAACATTTAGAAGAATAAAAAAGGCCCCTTTCGGGGCCTTTTCTATTTACTTAGGAAAGTCATCGATCCATTTAGTAACTGCACTTTCTTCTGGAGTGCCGTCGTAGGCATCGGGCCCTAAGCCCCAAGAACCAAAGTTAGTGCCACGAGCGGTCATATAGAACGCTGCTCTAGCATTAACCACCGGATCAAGGAGTTCAGAGTCTTTTGTGATTCCAAACTTCTCTCTGCGGTCTGATCCAAGACTGCCTATCATATTGATCTGAAATAACCCGTAGGAGTTGTCCCCGGAGTACTTAGATGTGTTGTGAGAAAGAGGGTGTCCCCTGGATTCCCGCATTGTTATCGCCCAAGCTAGCTTTAGGGAGTAACCCTTAAAACCAGCCAAACTAAGAAGATCCACAAGCTCTTGAGGGGTTAGCTCAGTAGCTCCTGAATATTTCTCTATTCCCACCTTCTCAGGGGCGGCAATCTGGATTGTTTGTGTTGGGGGATTGTTAGCCACAGCAAACGCACTGCTGCTCCAAAATGGCAAGTAGGCTATAAGCCCTAATATAGTAAATCTTTGAATTGCATTAATCTTCACATTATCCCCTGGGTCTAGAAGGCCATCCCTAACTCTTCGTGAGCTGTCACTTCACTAGAGCAGCCCGGTCTATGTCTACCGTGCTGGTCTGCAACCTTTTTCTACTTCGAGGTTTGATGTCCAATTTCTTGGGCACTGACTTACCCTAACAGTAAATACAGGGGGTCAGCAACCGCTAACGTGCTGTAGACTGGGTAATCTTAAAATGAAAGGAATACCACATGTCAGCATACGCAGCACCCTGGAATACACCTTCACAGCCTGTAGAGGCACCTGTAGAGCCTGTTTACGTAGCTCCAATTGAAGAGGTTGTAGAAGAAGTAGCACCGCCCGTATACGTGGAAGAACCATACGTAGAGGCAAAGGTTGTTAAGAAGAAGAAAGCAGAGTCTACAGATGTTACGGAGTCAGAACTCCCATCTGAATGAGAGTAGAACGCATCATCACTAAGCAGGGACATCCAGTACCTGCAACTGCTCATCAACCTCGTGGCCCATTCCCACCAGAACTATTTGAGAACGCTCCAATAGTAACGGATTACATACCACAACCAGATAGTGGTGGAGATGAAATTCCTATAGGTGGCACAGCTCAAAATAACTTTCAAGCGCCTAGATGGTTTCGTTGTAAAGTTTGCGAAATAATCATGTTAGAGAATGACGTATCCACCCACACTTGTTCGGAGTAATAAATGGCGAATACAAGGGACATAGGTTCCTTCTATTGGCATCCGTTAATCTATCCGGTAAAGCCTAAAGAACTGTGGGAAAAAGCAGAAACCCAAGAGATTGATTACCCTTTCAGGGGTGGTTCTGGGTTTTCTTTTCGCCTACCACTGACTAGACTTGCTCTTGTACTAGGTCATTGGAATGCCCGCTATGAAGAGGGTGAAGCCCTTACAAATGCCATTAAAGGCAGAGCACTACCGGAGAACGAAGTTAACTGGGATCATGTTAGATTTGGCGCACTAGAGGAGGATTCATGATAAAGCAAATGAAAAAAGAACGTGAAAAGACCCGTGTGGAAAAAAGAGTTGAGTCGCTACCAGCATCAGAGTTATTGCCTTGGGTAGAACAAGCTTTATACGGAATTGGAAGAAACCTTGCACATTGGCAAAAGAATAGAGATGCGGAAAGTTTAGAAGAAGCTCGCATGGGTGCAGAGGTTTTGCACACAATCCTAGAGTCTTTAAGTAAGAGAGTATCTTAGTGACTGAGTTTGAAGACGATAAGTTTGAAGAAGTAGAATTTGAAGAGAGTGATCTACTAGAAGAAGAACTGCCTGATGAAGAACCAGATGAGTTAGATGAACTATCTAAGGAGTTTGTTAAAGCTTTAATTGAAAAGATCATGCAGTTTATGGAGTTGTTGGTTGGATATGAACTACACGCGTATCAACAACCTTTAGCTCGTCGTATCATTGAATCTGTTATTATTAACGATGGTGAAGAAGTAACTGCCCTAGCTTCACGTCAGTCAGGTAAGTCAGAAACTATTGCAAATACCGTTGCTACACTGATGGTTATCCTTCCACGCCTTGCTAAAATGTACCCAGATCTGTTGGGAAAGTTTGGGGATGGCATTTGGGTAGGAATGTTTGCACCAATTCAATCACAGGTTGAAACTCTCTATGCACGTACTGTTTCCCGACTAACTAGCGAAAGAGCTATGGAAGTTATGGGAGACCCAGAGATTGATGATCTACCTGGTAAGAACCCTGGAGTAACAAGAAACATTAAGCTTAAGAACTCTGGCTCAACCCTAATGATGATGACAGCTAACCCTAGAGCTAAAATTGAGTCTAAGTCTTTCCACTTAATGATTATTGATGAGTGCCAAGAAGCAGACGACTTCGTAGTATCAAAGTCTATTGCTCCTATGGGTGCGTACTATAACGCGACCATGGTAAAGACTGGTACCCCCACAACTTTTAAAAATAACTTTTACAGAGCTATTCAACTAAATAAGCGCCGTCAAACAAGTGCTCGTGCTAAACAAAACCATTTTCAATGGGATTGGAGAGATGTTGCTAAAATTAACCCTAACTACGAAAAGTTTATTAAAAAAGAAATGCTACGTATTGGAGAGGACTCAGATGAGTTCCAGCTGTCATACAACTGCAAATGGTTGTTGGAGAGAGGAATGTTCGTCACATCCTCAATCATGGATGACCTTGGAGACACCTCGCAAGAGTTGGTTAGATCTTGGCATCGTTCTCCAGTTGTGGTCGGCATCGACCCCGCACGCAAGATGGACTCGACGGTCGTCACGGTCGTCTGGGTAGACTGGGATAGACCAGATGAGTTTGGTTACTTTGATCATAGAGTTTTAAACTGGTTAGAAATCCAGGGAGATGACTGGGAAGAGCAATACTTCCAAATTGTTAACTTCTTGGGTAACTATGATGTACTTGCTATAGGCGTAGATGCAAATGGTGTTGGTGATGCGGTTGCTGGCAGACTTAAAGTGTTAATGCCAAGAGCTGACATAATCTGCGTTACATCTAGTCCTACGGAACAATCTAGGCGCTGGAAGCACTTACAAGCCCTTATTCAACGTCAAATGGTTTCTTGGCCCTCCCACGCTAAAACTCGTAGGTTACGAATTTGGAAGAAGTTCTACCAACAGATGGTGGATGCAGAAATTCAATACAAGGGCCCTAACTTCTTGGTTGCCGCCCCTGATGAAGCCCATGCTCACGACGACTTTGTGGACTCTTTAGCCTTGGCCTGTTCTTTAACCCAAGAAATGGTTATGCCCACAATTGAGGTTAGTTCTTCCCCATTTTTTTAAAAAATAAGATTTGTATGTTTTGAGCCGACAAAGCTTGAAATAGACAGGAAACTTATACCTGAGGACCCTCAAGCCCTATATATAGGAGATAAAACAATGGCAGTAGAAAATATCGCCCCAACCCCTCAGTTCCCTGAGAAAGTTGGCGCAACATACGAACGTAAGATGGCTGCAGCACAACCTGGACTTCGTGGTCCACTTCGCTTTGAAGAAGGTATTGCTACAGACACAGATGTACCTAACGATTTTCAAGTTGGTTTAGATCAAGGCTACGACACACCAGCCGGTCGTCCAAACCACAACCTAAACGTTATGGAAAAATTCCCAGAAGAGACCATGAAGCAACGCGCTCACATGGGCTCAGCTGCATGGGTTGAAGCACCTACATACCTTGGTGAGTATTCACAAGGTAACTTTGGTGATCACTCTGAAGTTGTTATCGAAGAAGTTATCCGCTCAGGTGCTCGCACCCAGCGTATGAATCCGGCAGTAGTAGCCGACTAATAGAGTAAGATATGTGGGGGCACCCAGTCTCATACCCCTTCTCTGGGACTGGGCGCCTTTACCTTTAGGAGACCCACATGGCAGACGCACCAGCTAATCCAAAGTTGTACAACAGCTTGTCAGAACAAGCGCGTACAAAATATCCAAATAAAGGAAAAGGATTAGGTTGGGCTGGAGCTAAGTGGTTAAAGTCAGAGTACGAAAAACAAGGTGGAACATTTGTAGTTAGTAAAAAACTTGTTGATCCAGAGAAGCGTGATTATCAACAAGAGAAAAAAGACGCAATAAAAAGAAAAACAACAGAATTAAAGAAGAAGAGAAAAAATCAAGGCTTTATTTAAATGATAGGGTTGGGGCATATGAATATTAGACTGGGGAGTAATAACCTGTGAGTGGTGGAATGGATTTTAGCCCTCCATCGTATAGGGCTGCCTCATCTGACTTAACTATTTCTATTTCCCCTCTTGGCCTTGTTGAATTAGCTGATGAAGAATTTGAAGTACACGGTCCACGTTTAAACCGTTACTCACTTAACTGGGCCATGTATCTTGGTCACCACTGGTCGTACCGCCGTGAAATTGGCGAGTCCCAGATGGTATACAACTATTACCGTGCTTTTACAGATTATATTATTAACTTTACTTTTGGTCGTGGCGCTACCTTTAGAAGCCCAGCAATGACAGAAGCTATCATTCCAGACGTGTTAAAGCGTGTGTGGGAAATTGATAACGATAAGCACTCTGTTATGTGGGAAATGGGTCAGCAAGGCGGAGTATCTGGAGATTCTTTTGTTAAGGTAGCTTACGAAGAACAATACGAAGACTCTGTAGGAAGACATCATCCAGGACGCGTTCGTGTACTACCTCTTAACTCTTCTTTTTGTTTTCCTGAATTCCACCCACATGATCGTTCACGTTTAATTAGATTTAAGTTAAAGTATCGTTTCTGGGGTACTTCAGCTGAAGGTACACGTCAAGTGTACACATACACAGAAATCCTTACAGATGACCGCATTGAAGAATATATTAACGATGAGCTTATTGATAGCCGTCCTAATCCAATCGGTGTAGTTCCTATCATTCATACTCCAAACGTACGTGTATCTGGTTCTCCATGGGGATTAGCAGACTGCCACGACATCATTGTTCTTAATCGTAACTATAACGAAGTAGCAACAGATATCGCGGACATTGTCAACTACCATGCGGCGCCTGTAACAGTTATTACCGGTGCTAAGGCCTCTTCCCTTGAAAAAGGTCCGAAGAAGGTCTGGGGCGGGCTACCAAAAGACGCTCAAGTTTTTAACCTCGAAGGTGGAGGCCAAGGACTACAAGGCGCAATGGAGTACCTAAAAGTAATTAAGATGGCAATGCACGAGATGATTGGTGTACCTGAGACAGCTTTAGGTCAGATCCAACCTATCTCTAACACTTCAGGTGTGGCACTTGCTATTCAGTTCCAACCTTTGATGAACCGTTACCAACAGAAGATTATTCAATACGGAGAAGGTATCCGTCGAATCAACGAACTTATCCTATTAACTCTTTCAGTTAAAGAGCCTGAGGTATTTACTTATAACCCATTGACTAATGGGCCTATTAAACCTACCCAGCTACCACAACTAGATATTAACGATCCTATAACTTACGAGTCACAGGTTCACTTCCCACCTCCACTACCTCTAGATAAGTTAATTATTCTTAGCGAAATTCAAAGCAAGATGGATAAAGGTCTTGAAAGCCGTGAAGGTGCTCTACGTCAACTTGGCGAAGAATTCCCAGACGAGAAGCTTGAAGAAATTCGTGCAGAGCTTATTGCTGATGCAAAGGCCGATGGTGCCCTAGCTTTGATTAAGGCACAAATTAACTCAGCTATTGCCTCTTTAACCGGAATTATGCCTGAAGGTGCAGGAGAATTACCTCCAGGAGCAGCGCCGGGAGACGGTACTGGACCTGGACCTTCTGGACAACCAGGAGTAGTTACTCCATTTGAGGAACAAACCCTAGCTCAAATGCAGTCTGAGTTAGTAACTCAGGCCTACGGTTCAAAGATCCCTCAACGCAGAACTCCAGACGAAGACAAACCAGAATAACTTTAGGCTGACAATATTCAAAATATTTGGAAGCCTAGTACCAAGAAAATAAACCCCAGGTCAACGTGGCACTTATTCGGACAACGACCTCTTAACTATAAGGACCTAACATGGCAGAAACAAATATAGTCGATACTCCAGAAGCTCAAGAAGCTTTTAAACTTGATATTCCAGTAGCGACTGAAGAAAAAACAACTCCAACTAGAGAAGTAACAAATTCTGATAGATCTTATTCTGAAGATGATCTAAAGAAGGTTAGAGAACAAGAAAAATCTAAACTCTATCCACAAATTGACTCTCTTAAAGAAGAGTTAGCTGTTTTAAAGAAAGACCGCGAGGAACGCATGGCAGACGCCGAGCGACTCGTTGCTGAAAAAGAAGCGGATGCCCGTAAGAAGGCAGAAGCTGAGATGGATGTTCGTGAACTTCTTGAATCTAAAGAGAAGGAATGGGCAGAAAAATTAGAGGCAGAAAAAGCTGAACGTGAGCGTGCCTTTACACTTCTAGATCGTGAGCGTCAATACGCGGAACTTAATGAGTATCGCAACCGCCGTTTAGAAGAAGAGCGGGATAACATCATCCCAGAGCTAGTAGATCTCATCGCAGGGGGAACTTCTGAGGAGATTGAAAATAGTATTACAGGACTTAGAGATCGTTCTTCTAGGATTCTGGAATCGGCGCAATCTGCTATGCAGAACGCTAGAAAAGAAATGACCGGGAGTCGCGTAACAGCACCTCCCACCGGACCGATGGACACTAATATGGAGCAAAACTCGTTTACTGCGGAGCAAATTGCCGCAATGTCGGTTACTGAATACGCAAAATACCGAGGCAAGTTGTTGGGTAAATCCGCATCTGGCCAAGGCAAGGGAATCTTCGGGTAAGAAATTACCGAACTAATTAAATCTAACTAAGGAGTAATACCGACATGGCATCAGCCGTAACAGGTACCGGCAATTTAGCCGCAGCACCTACAGCATACTCTGGCTCCAATAGCCAGCTAACACAAGCAATTCAGACTATCTGGTCAAAGGAAATTCTTTTCCAGTCAATGCCAATTCTACGCTTCGAACAGTTCGCTGTTAAGAAGACAGAACTTGGAGTTGCACCTGGTCTCCAGATCAACTTCATGCGTTATAACAACCTCGGCTTCGCGGGTTCACTCGTTGAAGGCGTTCGTATGTCTACAAACGCACTAACAGCTCAACAGTTCTCAATCACAGTTGCAGAGCATGGCTATGCAATTGCTGTATCTGAGCTTCTATTGAACGCTTCATTTGATGACGTAATGGCTTCAGCCTCACGTCTACTTGGCCGCAACATGGCCCTATATCTAGATGGACAGGCTCGTGACACACTCATGGCCGCATCTTCAGTTATCTATGGCTATGACCGTTCAGGTCTTTCAGCTGCAAATGACTGGTACGGAACAGGTACCGCTGGTACTAACCGTGCATCTTTAACAGGTGACTTCGCTCTATCTACAGCAACCGTTAAGGATGCAGTAGAGACACTTGCAACAAAGAACATTCCTAGCCTTGGTGAGACATATGTTGCATTCGTTCACCCACACCAGAGCCGTAAGCTTCGTGATAACCCAGAGTTTATCGAAGTAA